TATCACTGAAGCTGAACTTGCTCCTGACGAATATCGTTTTTCAAAAGTGATAGAAATGTCTGCTATAGACTTCTTAAAATTAACAACAAATGCTGATGTGCGAGAAGACTTAATTGTTAAAAGAAGAATTATTTTAAAAGATAAAAAAGATCTTGCCGTGTATTCTGCTGTTAAGGGTTCAAACCCCCTGCCACAACTTTTTGTCGATCAATCAAATAGGGTAGAAAGACACGAAGGAAGAAATCGTGCTTTGGCTGCTTTGAGTCCAACTCAAGAATTTCTTAAGTCAAAAGCTAAGAAAAATTATTTCTTTTCTAATTTCTTCCAAAAAGAAAATTTTGAAAATCCCGATGCCAAAATGAAAGTTGAGATTAAAAGCAATCATAGAAATATTGAATATCTCCGTTCTGAATTTGGCGAACCAGAAGTTGTTAGCTTAAAGGGAGCGCAAACTGCTGAAAGAAAGTTTTCTCTAGAAGATCCTGCCGGTATTGGCAATGAAGAGCTTGTGTTTAGTACAATCATTCATAAAGCAGGAACACCAATTGGAAATGGAAGATTTTATCAAGAAGATCGTGTTGTACAAGATGCCGCTAAAGATGCTGCATTTGTGATTGGTCGCAATACATATCATGGCTTGTATGATTATTTTAGAGAAACAAAAGGTTGGGATAGAAATGAATTTCACCATGATGAAGTAGCAAAAGCCACCGATGAACTTGTTAATAGAGTATATGATATCCGTGATGATGAAGGACCGCTGGAATTTAAAATGAAAACTGACAACTGGTATAGAGCAGGTTTTGCAAGAGATCCTGTTGGCGACATCATTATCAAGAAAAAATAGCACTTTACCTATCCCCAAATGTATGTTAATGTCTTCCTATGATGTTTAACACGGGCGACATAGTTTCATTAACCATTGAAAATGGTGATGGCGGTTACGGAATTGTGCTTGAGATACCCGAAGGTAGATTTCGCGTGTATCATGTTTATAGCATGATCATAGAAAATACTATGACTGTTTATGAGCATGAAATGACAAAAATTTGAGGATTAAATGACTGAGCGTGAACAGCTAATCAAAAATTTTATTGATGGTCCACTTAAAAGATACTTGCAAGGCAATATTTCTTTTGGTAAATTCAAAGAAGAAATTAATGAAACTTGTGGCACTAATTTTAGCTATAGCGATCTTTACCCAAGCTATCTATTCAATGCCCAACTTTCCTATGAAGAATCTGATAGAATGTTCCTAGAAGAATTAGGGAGCATCAAATGAGCGGTGGACACTTTAATAGCAACAGTTACATTTATTATCGCGTTTATGAATTTGCGGATGAATTAGAGAATGAAATTCAAAACAATGATAAACCAGATGATTATGGCTATGCTCCAAATTATGGTAAAGAAGTTACCGAATTCTTAAAAACAAAAATAGAAGAAATCCGTAGGTTAGCAAAACTAATGAAAGAAATAGATTATCTTTATTCCGGTGATCACGGTGAAGATACTTTTATGAAAGTGGTAGCGAACCAAAATGACTCATAAATTAGATTGTCCTTGGTACTCTGATTGGCACGCCTGTAGTTGCGGTGCGCTTGAGGCACACGTTTGTCTGGAAGTTATCCCCGGTACTTTTATTATGTGCGGCGAAATGGAACAGTATTGCTCGCAAGAGTGTATGAGGAAAGCAGATGAAGTCAAAAAAGGAGAATGAAATGTCAGAAAAAACTTATTCGTTTGAATTGTCACAAGAAGCATCTAGAATGCTAGATGCAGCAACAGAAGAAGAAAGACAATTTATTGTTAAAGAACTAGAAAAGTTTCTTGAAAAATTAAAGGCAGAAGCAAATGAAAAAGATACCATGCGGTAATCCCGATTGCGGTGAACGCCGTATTCATTACGAACGACAAGATGAAAAACGTGGCACTCAAATGATTGATGTACCCGATGATTATACTGGTAAATCATTCTGCTCAATAACCTGTGCTTGCGTGGCAGGTTACTTCCATGTTACAAAGGGGTGGCTGAAAGATCCAAAGGAGGGCTGATGGATGACGAGATCCCAAAACACAAATCAAAGAAAAACACCCGTAAATGGTGCAAAGGCAAAGAAGGCAAAGCGCATCAGCCCGTCTGGGAAAAGAACACTAAACATTCTTGGACAGAAAGTATTTGGCTTGTCTACCGCTGTCAAGTATGCCTTAAAGAAATAGATACCTATTATCAAGGCAAGTTTCTCAACCTTGATGCACCATATGAACGCCCGCAAATAGGTTCAAGTGAGCCACTAAAATTAAAGGACAAAACATGAGTTGCCTTATTATTGGAGATTCAATCGCTCAAGGCGTTGCAGAAATTCGCAAAGATTGCCGCTCTTATACACAAGTTGGTATTTCAACAATTGCATGGTCTAAGAAGTGGATAGACAAGATTGATTTTGTCGCTGACACAGTTTTTATTTCTCTTGGCAGCAATGACGATTATGGGCGGTTTGAGGACGTAGCTGATGAACTATACCGTATTCGCGGTAGAATTGGCGATAGAAATGTTATCTGGGTTCTCCCGGCTATTAAACCTTGGGTTAGGAGTTTGATTGAAGAAATCTCTTATGATCGTGGAGATACTATGATAGAAATGGTTTCGCTATCAAAAGACAAAGTTCACCCGACTCATAAAGGTTACAAAGCATTAGCGGAGACTATTAAATGAAATATTTATCAGATCCAAACATTACCGCAGTTTTTAAATTGATGGTAATTATGTTTGTTGGCGGCTTCTTTTTAGCTTTTAGTGAAAAAAAATATATTGCAACATTGGCAGTTGCTGCTTGTTTATGGTTCTTTTTTGGGTTTAAGCACTAATTATGTTATTTGGAGAATAACATGAAACTCACTGAATCATTTTTAAAAGCACTAGTTGAAGAAGAAGTAAGAAAGCTTATGTTGGCAGAAGAAGAAGAGGAAGAAGACAAAAAAGAAAAAAAAGAAGTAGAAATAAGAAAACCTGAATCTAAATCAGACTTTAGACCAATAGTTCAAATGATTCATTTGGTAAACGATGGAGATTTAGAAAAATCAAAACTCGACAAGGCTCTTGATAAATATTGCAAACAAAACCCTGAGCAAGAAGAAAAAGCCAGAGCTAAAGTTGAAAGAATGTTGAATAAAAAAGGTGACTAATCGGCACCATGAAAATAGCATTTAAAAAAAATAATTCAACTTTTAAAAAGTCTTTTTTACCTGAATCTTTTTTATTGGATGAAGCAATTATCCATGATATAAAAAAGAAATATCCCGGTAAAGAAGACTTGGTGGATTATTTTTCTTCTGCTGGTCCTAATAGAGTTCCCGGCAATGATAAATACCTTGCTTGGATCATGAAGCACCACGAAGAGCCTGACGAAGCTGGTGAAATGGTTGTTACTATTAGAAGATTTGACAGATACGGGGCAACTCTCAAAAAAATAAATCCCGATATTAATTCATATAAAAATTTTGAATCTCTTTCTAGCGCATTAGACAACTTAGAAAGGCCAACAAAAGAACTAGAAAAAGAAGGTACTCTTGTTGTCTATCAATCCCCAGATATGGTTATATCCCCAGACTCACCGACTACTGACGAAAATGGTAACGAAATTAAACCAAAACCCAAACCTCATTTTGAAGTTATTAGACCACTAAACAAAGAAGCATCTTGTAAGGTGGCTGGGGATAGAACTCAATGGTGTATAGCAGCAACTAAAAGCTTTAATTATTATAGAAGATATAGTAGAGAAGGCGCAATATTTTATTTTATTATTGACAACAGCAAACCTAGAAAAGATCCAACAAGTATGTTTGCATACGCAATGCTTGGTAAAGACAAAGATAAAAGTGCAGCCTCTATGTTACGAGGCACTTTAGAAATATATAATGCCATTGATACAAAAATAGATGATAGAAGATATGTTAAAAAATATATTGGGGCACAAGAAGAAGAAAAATTTTTCAATTTAATGTTAGCAGAAAGAGAAAAAGGTATTCCTTCTCAAAGCCGCTCATCCCCTGTACAAGCTATGGCTGAAATAATGGAGCTTATCAGGCTAGAGGAAGAAAAAATAAAAGCTAAAGTTTCATATGGGTTTGTTCAATCGCAAGTTAGACAAGTCATAGAATCAACTTATAAATACTCTCCTCAAGAGTTTTATAGGCCGGGGCCTATTGATAAACAAAATGTAAGAGATTTAAATATTTTGTTTGAGATGGGTTTGCAAAGTGAATCTGAATTCATTAGAAAAGCTTTTGAACAAATAGTAGAAACAGCTACCGATTCAGAAACAAGTCCTATTATAAGTCCTAAAATACTTGATTCTATACACCAAAAAGCAAATAGTGAATTAGAAGAAAATGAACAAATAGGCGGCGTGGGTCGAGTTATGGCTAGTATCTCTGATTATTCATTTAGTATCAGCAAGATAACAGATAAAGTTATAGATTATGTCACTAAATATAAATATGAATTAAACGATAATAATAGAAATCCTACTTATAGATCCACCGTTCTTAGAATATACGGAAGTATTTTAGAAAATTCTATAAATCCAAATTTTGTTACTAAAGTTTATAACTCTATCAGCGATGGAGAATTTGATTATCATTATACTAAAAAAACTCTAAATGATCTTTATTCAAAGATGCTTCGTAACGCCTATGCTACGCCTCAAGCATTAATGTCTAACGTTATCGATATATATTCAAAAGATGAAGAATTATTAAAAGAGCTAATGACATCAATAGCTGGTGACAATTTTTATGAAATAAATTTTGATTTTGCAAATGCTACAAAATTTATGGAACTTCTTTACAAAAATTCAAAAGCCACTAAAGAAACTTTGTCTCCTAAATTTTATAGACCAGTTTTCAGATCACCATATCTTAAAACGGATCAAGTAAAAACACTAGCAACAAATTTTTTGATTTTGATGAAAAGAGATGGCGTAACTGATGAAGCTGAATATTCAAGTGTTTATCGTGTCATGGAAAATAGATTAACTGATGAACAATACGCAAATTTTGTTAAAAGTTCTAAAGAAGTATTAACAAACGACGAACAAGGAAACAAAGTTGTTCTTGAGGTTGTAAATCAAGCTTCAAGCGCGATTTCAGTATTTTTTAATCAAGCGCTTGAAGCTTCTGCCGAAATGGATAAACTAGCTGGAGAGGGCACAAACACTAGAATTAACGCCTATGATCGAAGACCAGAGCCAACAGATCCTAAAAAATATGAAGAATATACTAAATTAAAATATAAACTTCAAGGTCATAAAAATACGGCAAGAAGAATATATATGAAATTTTTATTCCCAGTCTTGCACCAAGGGACTATCTTAAGCAAAGAAACAATTGAGCCAATTTTGGAACTTAATGTTGAATTTGATCAAAAAGATCCAAAAGGTAAAACAGAATTTTCTTTAATGTTCTGGGATGCCCTAGATACAGCCTTTGGTAAAGATGAAATTATTGATAGATTATTTTCAAATGCAAAAGCTGTAACAAAATTCAAGGATGCAAATAAATCAGAAATTTATTCCTATATCTTAGCAAAGCGTTTTGGAACAGAAGAAACATCAAATAAATATTTTGATGTTTTAGATCGAAGAATAAAAAATGCAATTGAAGCAAAAAAACTTATTGCAAATCGCATCCGCACAATCATTTATGGTATTCTTAAAATATATGAAAGCTCTTACAATTCTTTAGATGTGGCATCTAATCTACAAAAAATTGGTTTCGTAGATAAAACATTTGAAGAATTTGATAAGTATCTCACTATTGTTGACAAATTAAAAAAAGAAGGTCAGCTTGAAGATGAAGATGTAGATGATGAAATTTATGAGTTGATGACAACAATCTTTTCTAAAATGGTTGAATCATCTCTCGAAGAATACACTTTACCAAAAATTAGAAATTTATTTATCAAACATGATTTACAAAATAAAGGAAATCATTTTAAAGATTTTTCTAGTAGATATGCTCTTTTTAGAGATTTCCAAAACCAAACAAATCAAACAAATAAAAAAGAAGATGAATACGATGATTATGAAACAGATGATGATCTTGAAGAAGATATGTTAAATGAAAATAAAAAACCATTTTATTTTAATGGTAAAATGTTTATTTATCGTGGTTAATAAATATGGTATAATATTTTATGCCTAATTATTTAAAAATTTTTTTTTGTGCTATCACCTTAATGACATCCGGTTTTATTGCCGCGCATAACGCCAAATGGATACGAGAAGATATCTCTCCTTGGTGGACTTCTTACATATTTTCTTTTGTTAGCGCAACATTGTATGCGTATATGTTGAAAAGCAATATATTCTCCTTAACATATACAAGCGCGTTCCAAACATTCTTTTTTCATGCCAGTTGGTATCTTACCACTATATTTGTGATTGGAGAAGTCTTATCTCCGCATAAAATGGTTGGTCTTGGTATGGTATTTATTGGTATGATTATGATGAGTATTAAATGATTTTCCTGTGCTAGTAACTAATTATATTATTTAAGCTAGGGGTTTATAACTATGAATAATAACAAATTTACTGTTAGCAAGTCAAGAGTTGAAGAATTGATTGCTGAAGAAACAGAAGCAATTTTGGCGGAAATGAAGGTTTCATTTGGGGAGTTGGATGAAGAAGATGTGCCAACTATTGATCAAATGCCGCAACTAGGACCAGCAAAACAAAGTGTTATAGACATGTTTGGCATACCAAGCACAGAGCCGGGACTAAATGATGAAAATTTTAGCATACTTATTAGAGCTTATAACGATATAATAAGAAGAAATACTGGTTGTGTAACAAAAGAACAAGAAAAAGTTATTAAAAGTTTATTTGGAACTGTACCGCAAGGAGTGGGTATTTGTGAAGAAGGAAGTGGTACTGATTTCCAAAGATTTGCAGCCAGTAAACTTGGGGATACTCAAGGTAAACCGCAAGTACCAGTGGATCAGGTCACTAAACCAAAACCAGCCGTATCAGATGACCAATCTGGTATGACCCCTCAAGCTTCAGATGTTACAAAGAAAATACAAAGAGGTTTAATAACCTTTAATGATGATAAATATGTACCCATATTAACAAGTGATGACACTTATAAAAAAGATATTCTTGGCGTTGATGGACTTTTTGGAGAAAGAACTGAAAGGGCAGTTACAGAATTCTATAAAGAAATAAAGAAAAGACGACCGGGAGGAAAAAACTTTTTAGAATATATTGAAAATATTCTAAAGGATATAGAAGCTACTAATGCTGCGAAAGGTAGTGAGGGCGCTGATGGGGCATCCACCCCAGCTGCGGGAGGTGCTGCTGGTGGCGGCACTAGTACTGTTGGAACTGGTGGGGCTATAGATACAGATACACCAATTGAACTTAACCCAGAAAGATTAGAAAAATTAAATAGTTTTAAACAACAAACAGGCTACACTGATAGTGATATAGCGACACTTGTTAAAAATAAAAATATTAGAGACGAAAAAGAAATAAAATCTATCATACAAGATTCATGGGAAAAAGCTATTGGAAAAAAACTTTTTGCCTATGTCATGCCCGCCACAGAAATAGTAAATAACTATTTTTTAGGTGAGCCTATTATGGATGGAGACAATTTTAAAGAGTTAAAATCTTATCCATTAAGTTATAATTATTTAGATTTTATTGATATAGAATCTCCAAATTTTAAAAATATAAAATATATTACTGGTACCAGAAAAGAAATTAACGCTAAAATTGGTTTACCAGAAGATGATCAAGAGTTTGATTTAACTACAGAACAAATAAATCAATTATATAATATAGCAACACCTATTGCTGACAGGAAGGGTGTTTTATTAAAAGATCTTGGTCAAAGAGAAGCTTTTAAAGCAAAACTAAAAAGATATAAAGATGAAACAGGCTTAACAAATAAGGCCATTTTACATTTATTAACAAAAAAAGATTTGATAAAAAATCCAATAGCAGAAGAAGATATTGATGTTGAAGAATTAAGAGATTTTAATACAATTAGGGCAGAGGATATAATTACTATACCCGATAGCGTAATTGTAATAACTAATTATAATAATATTCCTCTTGAAAAGAAATTTGCTGAAAAATTATTAAAAGAAAAAGTTAAAACTGATGCTACGAGCGTTAAAGAGGCTTTAGAAAAAGAAATTATAATAGGCTTCCCTAATAAAAAAGAAACAAAGCCTCTTGGTGAAGTATTTCCAAATATTGAAAATCAGATAGAAGATGTAACAAAAGCTACAGTAGAAAAATCTCGTAGAGATGCTGATATTACAAAGGGTATAAATTTACTAGCAACATTAAAGGAAAGATCATCTTATTTTAAAGAATTTGGAAAAAAAGACAAACAAATACCCGATTATGATGATTATATAGGAACAGTTAATGGATACGTTGACCAGCTTTTAACAGCAGATGGAGAAAGTTGGTATGGTTTTGGAGATCCTACAATAGATATTAGTAAAAAACAACAAATTATTAAAAAAGCATATGATGAGTTTAAAGGAAAAACTGTTTTATCACAGGAAAACGATAATTTAGAATTATATGATGCTTTTTATTTATTTTATTTATTGTTAATGCAACAAAAAGAAGTTCTACAAACTAATTTGCAACCACTAAGTGCAGATCAAAAAGCTAATGGTGTGCAAGAATTGTCAAGCGAAGACACTGAAGCAATAAAACAGAAAATTAAATTTTTAGATCAAATCATTAATAGTGAGCCATTTGTTTCCTATCCATATTATGGACTTGAAGATCCTGCTGGATTAGAAGCAGAAAAATATAAAAGATATATAAAAAGTTTAAAATATTCAATCGGTAAACAAGATATGGATAATCAAATAGAAAGCATAGCAAAAGAGATCTTAGGAAGCGGCGATGCAGGCACGATAGAACAAATAAAACAAAAAGGTGCGAATCTTTGGCAAGAGGCTACTAGCATATTTAAAGATTTAGCAACAGATACTGTACCTGCATTGGCGAAAGCAATAGCAGATATGGCACCATATGCAATTGGTTTATTTGGATTAAAAACCGTATTTAAACTTTTTGAATCTAAAACAAAATATAAAATTAAAAAAGAAAAACTGGAAGAAATTATTAATGAAGAAATAAATAATGTTTTAGCTGAAGTTTCAGATACTGAATTGCAAGACAAGGCAGACTCTGAAAAAAAAGATTTAAAAAAAAGTGCTATTATAAAAGGAATTCAAAAGGGCGTTGATTCTACAAAAAAAATCTTTAGTAAAACACCAGCAGATATTCCTCCCGAACCATATGAACCTTTAACGAGAACTGCTACTGCGGTAAAAATGGCAAAAAATATAGGAAGATCTTCTGGTATATTTGGAGGAGTTGGAGCGGTTATTGATTATGGTATATATTTAAACAAAAGCGACTTAGAAAAATTAAATTCTGATCCAGAGCTTAAAGAAAAATTAGATAAATTTTTGGAAAGTGATGAAATGTCAGAAAAATTAGAAGAATTATATAATATAGCAGCTCAAAATAAAAAAAATCCAGAATACGATAAAAATAAAAATGTATTTTTAACTGATACTGAAAGAAGACAAATATATGGAGAAATAAAAGCTGAAGTGGCATCAGAATTTATAAAAAATTATACTGGAAGGCAAACAGGCAGAGCAATAGGTTCTGGTTTTGGTTCATGGGGAGGATTTGTAGCCGGATCTGCGGCTACGGAAGCACTTCTGGGTGCTGGGGCTTTAGCCTTTGGAATTGGAACTGGCGGTGCTGGTTTTGCCGCACTTGCTCTTTTAGCTGGTGGGGTTGGTGGCGTCCTAACGTCAAATATTGCAGGTGAAGGATTTGGACAATTAGGCGCGGCAGTTGGATCGAAAGCAGATCCAGCTGAAAATCCAGAAGCCATGAAAGAAAAAATAAATAAAATTTTAGATCAAAAAATAGATAAATTAATAGATGATGCATTAAAACAGGCAGCGCGTGGCGGTCAAGTTAATATAACAAAAGAAGCCATAAAAAAAGAATGGGAAAGACAAAAACAATTTTATCCTAATAATAATGTTGATGCTCTATTTGCCGCTCTAAGATCATTATCTGCTGTGGAGCTTTATAAACAAAAATTAAGAGCAGCTAGAAACCAAGAACAATCTGGCAATATAGATAACGCACATGATAAAGCGACAGAAATAATAGATAAATCTCAGCAAAATGTTGAAAAATCTATTTCTGATTCTATCGCAAAAACAAAATGGCCTGTTGGTGTTCCAAGGCCAAGACCACAGCCAAAACAAACAGTTAAAGAATCATTTTTATCAGATTATCGAGAAAAAAATAACACCATTAGAGCTTTAACAGGTAAAAAATTAAATTCTATAATAGAAGAAGAAATTTATAAAACTTTATATATGAAAGGGTAAAGTATGATTAATCAAAATGGCAAGGTAACTCCGCAAGATATTATTAATGCAAAAAGTGTTGTATGTGAGAAATGTAATGAAAAAGAAGTTTATTCTGATAAATTTCAAAATGTGTTTTTAATTAAAAAAATTTCTGCTCTTGTATCCCCAAATGGGAAAGAAATTCACGTTCCGATTCCTGTATTTGCCTGTGTTGAATGCGGACACGTAAACTCTGATTTCTTGCCTGAAGGCACATAAAGCTTGACCAAACTTGTGCTAAGATGTAGATTGTCTAGGAAAGGAGACACTTATGCATCGTGTTTTAGCTCTTGGCTCAAACTATGAGCCTGTTGGTACAATCTCTTGGAAGAAAGCCGTCAGCCTTGTTTTCTCAAATAAGGTCATGACACTCGCAGAATACGACGAGGAGATCAAATCTCCGTCGTATAAAATGAAGCTTCCTTCAGTTGTTGTTTATAAATTCAACAAAAGAAGGACAGTCAATTCTGTGCGTTTTTCTAGAAAGAACGTGTGGTTGCGGGACGAAGGCAAATGCCAGTATTGTAACATAAATGTAAGTATCCAAAATTTTACTTTGGATCATGTTAACCCGAAGTGCTATGGTGGTAAAACAACATGGGATAATGTTGTAACCTGCTGCTATAGCTGTAATCAAAAGAAAGGTGAAAAAACCTTAAAAGAAGTTGGATTTAAATTAAATAAACAAGTTAAAAAACCATTGAATCTTCCTATTATTTCAGAAGTAACTGGTTACTATGGAACAGGCACTTTCATTCATCCAACATGGTCTTTTTGGCTTAGAAAGCAATAAAATGATAACAGTGATTGATACGGAAACAACTGGTTTACTACCAGAGCAGCATGAAATAATTGACTTTGCAGCTATTATTCTAGAACCGCAAAGGGACGGAAGTAATAAAATTATTAAACGCTATAAATTTAAAATAAAACCAAAACATCTAGAAACAGCACAGGCGGCTGCTCTGAAGATAAACGGTTATACTGATTTTGCTTGGAGAAGAGCAAAAACAATAGAACATCATTTACCGACAATTAAAAAAATTATAGAGGAATCAGAAACTCTTTTAGGGCAAAATCTTTTATTTGATATTAAATTTATTGAAAGTGCCTTCTTGAAAGAAGGACAAGAGCCACCAAAATTTCCAAAATATATAGATACAAAAAAAATGGCTACTGTTTTATTAAATGAAGGAATGATAAAAAGTACTTCAATGGATTCTATGTGCAAACACTTTCAAATAAACTTTAATGGTAAAGCCCATACAGCCATTGTTGACTGCGAGAGAACTATAAGCGTTTGGGAACGTTTAAGCAAATTTACTGATTCAGTTGCTCACGAATATTTACCAAATATACAAAAATAATTTCCATTCAATAGTTACGCAACTAAATAATTTAGGAGGGTAAATCTATGAATAGGAAAAAAGAAATAGAAAGACCCGCTCAAATACAACTTGAATTACCCGATTATAGTTATGAATATCAAAAATGGAAAGAAAAGCAAAAACTAGAAGAAGAATCCGATAAAAAAGAAACAGTTGTAATCATTGATCTTTATTAAAATATATCTTATCTTTATTTAGAAACTACTTATGTGAAGAGCATAAGTAGTTTTTATTTTTTAAATTATCATGAAAAAACAATTATTATTAGAAAAAATAAGCAAACAAGAAATCAAAAAGCATATTAAAGATTTCTATAAATATGCTAAAAAACGATTGGATATTGATAAATCTCCAAAAATAAAATTTGTAAAAGACCCAGATAACGCAGAAGATTTTTTTGGAAAAACAGGATTTTATGATCCAGAAAGTATGACTATAAACTTATTTATAACTGATCGTCACGCCAAAGACATAGTTCGTTCTTTTGCTCATGAGCTTATTCACCATTATCAAAATTTAAATGAAAAACTACCAGCCGAAACAATGAAGAAAACTCATGATATTGATTATGCATCAAAAAACAAAGATCTAAGAGATATGGAACGTGAGGCATATGAAAAAGGAAACATGTTATTTAGAGATTGGACAGATAGTATAAAAGTTAAAAGGGGAAAACAAATGAATGAGGGTAAAATGAAAAAAACAAAAAAAAGATTTCCAAAGAAAATGTCAATGGATCAAGCTAAAGAAAAGGGTATTCCTCCTGAAGCTGACGTAACTGGTGATAATGTTATCCAAGGTTGGGAAGCCGGGAGATCAGCCGCTAGATCTTCTGCCATGAAATCAAAAACAGCGGAACGTAAAGTAAAAGAAGCAAAAGATTTACAAGCTGCTGATGAAAGATTGGCAAAAGTCTTAGAACCACAAACTCGCGTATTAGATGAGAAATTTAAAAAACGTGAAGAAATTATTTATAATGAGCTAATGAGAAGAATATTAAACCAAGGAAAATAATATGGCGAAGTACCCTGATTACGTCATACGCCAGACAGAAGAAAACACTAATGATTATGGTAGATATCCACTGGTGTTCAATCAAGTTGCTGGTCCTAGTTTAAAACTAGCTCCTCCAAATTATTCTCTAGACACAAATAAAGAAAATATAGTTTATAATTTAACCATTAATAAAAAATAATGAGCTTATACGGTCACATAAACCATTTATATGAAAATGGTGATTTAAAGTTTAGTGAACTTAAAAAAATATTTGTCGCTGCTACCGAGGGTAAACTTGTAGGTACAGAAAAGACAGATGGTATAAATATTTATTTATCATTCTCCATCAAAGATGGGGAAGTGCGGGCTGCTAGAAATTTAGGGCAACTTAAAGGAGGTGGTCTATCTGTTGCGGAAATGTATAATTTCTTCTTTCAAAAAGAAAAAGCAGCCCGTCTTTCTAATAAAACCTATAATCCAGAAATTAAAAATGCTATCAAAGATGCAATGAAGAATTTTGAAGATGCCGTGCTCTATCTGGATTTGGATAGGCAGACAGAAACATTTGGTGATTTTATTAATACTGCTAATTTTTATAATTGTGAAATATTAGATGATAGAACTCCAAATGTCATAAACTATGATACCAAAACTCTTGTTATACATCAAGATGGTCATAAAAAAGTAGACTTAAGAACTAATCAAACATTTGATCTAACTGATTCAAGACAAAATGATTTAATAGAAAAAATTAACAATTTACAATCTAATAAAGAATCAGATAATTTTCATGTTCAAGTTAATTCGATTAGGCATTTAGAAAGTTTATCTAATAATGAAATTTTAAATCATAGTATTAATGTTATTAATAAAATTTTAAAAAGCAATAACTTAACAGATGATAATACAATAAATGAATATCTTGTTGTAAGATTATCAAGATATTTAAATAAATTACAAATACCTGATTTAAATAAAAAATTAATAATTAAAAAAATGCTTGGTATAAAAGGAATTGATACAAATGACATCATCCGTGGTTTAAACCAAGACGATAAAAAAGAAATAAGAAATATTATTAATTCTTCAAGAGAAATATTAAAAAAATTAATTGAACCAATTGAAATGGTTATTTTCAGGTTTTCAAGAGAAATCTTGAAAGGTATGAATAGTGTTTATAATCTTAATAATTCTAAAAATAACGAGAGAATCAAAAATAGAATTATGAGCGCGTTTGAAACTATGAGCGATTCAGAGGCCGCATCGTTTCATACCATGCGTAAACAATTAAGTAATATTAATATGAAAAACTTTAGCCTTCCAACAGAAGGTTTTGTTTTTAAATATAATGGTAAAGTTTATAAATTAACTGGCGATTTTGCTCCAATTAACAGGTTATTAAATTTTACAGATAAAACAATAAATGTAAATAAAGATAATCGTATCGCTGATATTGCTTTATTTCCCGGCTCTTTCAAACCTCCCCATGTTGGTCATCTTAATGCTATCAAAGAATTAAGTAATCTTGCAAGCAAAATAATTGTTATTATTTCAGATCCTAAAAAAGATATTAACAAAAGATTTATAACTGAAAATGACGAGATGCTAACAGAAATAAATCCAATTATTTCAAAACGCATGATTGAAGATTACGCTAAAGCAGCTAATTTAGATTCAAGATTGGAAGTTGAAATTTCTAATAATCCAGTTAAAAAAGCAAAAGAAATCATTACGTCAGATCCAGAGCAGTCAAAAATGTTTGTTGTTGGTTCAGGACCAGATGACAGACAAAGATCAGCAATTTCCTATTTAGGTAGACAACATTCAAATGTAAAGCCTTATATAATTAAAACAAATAATAATATACATTCAACTGGTTTTAGAAACGATTTAGCTAAAAAAGATTGTAAAAAGATTGTAAAATATTTACCAGATGAGATCGAAGACAAAATTTCTTTTGCAAAAGAGGTTATCGATTCAATTTTTAACAATAACAAACTAATTAATGTATCAGATCCACAAAGCATTTCTGTTGTTTTAAATGAAATGATTGTTAAGCGAAAAAATAAATATTGTTTATTATCTAAGGCAACAAGAAGAAATTTAGGATGTTATAGCAGCAGAAAAAAAGCTTTAAAAAGAGAAAAACAAGTACAATATTTTAAACATATGGGTGAGACATCAGGTGTTGGAGCGGTGGCAGGGTTTACAATGCCTTTAAATGATAAAGAGGTTACAGACAATGAATAATAAAGAATTATTGAGAAAACATGTTAGAGAAATGATCTTAACTGTTAAAGAAAAACAAAAAAAACAATATCTTGAAAAATTAACCGAAGAAAGACATTTAAGAGGTTTGATTAGACAGCTATTGCTAGAAGTTGAAGACGAAACACCAGAAACTTCAACTGGTATGAATGTATTAAAGGAATTGCTAACTGTCATTGTTCCAATCCTAGAAGATGAATATATTCAATTAACAACTGATAAAAAACAAAGAGAATCTTTCAGAGCACATATTATCAAAGGTGTACAAAATTTAATTTCAACAGCTTCTATGTATACAAAAGATGCGGAAGGTAGTCCAAATCTACAAGGTCAAAAAGTTCAAATGACTCCCGCTGCTGCGCCTCCAGTAGAAGCAGAGGAAGAAGAAGCACCGGTTGAGCTAGAAGAGCAAGAAGATGATGAGGTTGGGGCAGAAGAAACTCCAGATGAAGAAGGGCCAGAATCAAATCCCGCATTTATCAATGTTGCTGAACCTGAGAAGAAAAAACCAGAAGATGCCTTTCAGCCAATTCAAGGAATAGACGCTACAGGAAGGGACATGGCAAAGAAAGCATTTTTGCGTATCCAAAAGCAAATTCTTGAAGCGTATTCTTTGCTTCACGATTCAAATGATCGTGAATTATTTTATAAGTTTTTAATAACCAATCTAAAGCTTCATTTTGATAGCTTTGAAGATAGTTTATCGATTGCCCCACAAGAGCCAACAACTCCTGAATATGAGCAGGAAGTACAAAGAAAAACAGGTGAAATGGGATCATCAGAACCACCAGTAGAAGAAGTACCAGAAGAAGTGCCACCAGAACTAGAAGCGGAAGTCTAATACAAGTCCAAAAAAGAGTTAAAGGAGCTATAAATGAACGCTGGTAAACGTAGAAAAATGCAAAAAAGAAATTTTATTCTCAAAAGAGTGTTAGAAAACAAACAAGCTTTAGAGAATAAAGAAGTAGTTCTTGAAGAATCAGAAAAAGTACTTGAAGAAGTAATACCTACTGTACCTGTAGTTGAAGAAGTTGTTCAGCCAGTAGAAATAAAATCTACAAAGAAAAAGAAAACAGTTTAATTAATTTTATAGTTGTGTTATAGTCCTGTCATGGACAACACATACGAAAAAATTGGTAAACAAATTGGTGAGTTAGTAGATAAAAAAAACGCTGCATATGGTAGTTCATTTGCAGAGTCACACAAGATCTTGAGCGTCCTGTACCCTAATGGTATTAAACCAGAACAGTATACGGACGCTCTTGCTATTATCAGAGTTATTGATAAATTATTTAGAATAGCCACCAATAAAGATGCTTTTGGTGAATCACCTTGGAATGATATTGCAGGATATGCAATTTTAGGTGTAGATAATGATAGAAGAAAAAAAGAAAACAACCAGAAGTAAAATAATAGAAAAATTTTCTTTATCTTCTAAATTAAGAGAAGAAAGTAAAAGCAATGATTTATTTGAGATAATGGTTGGTAATCTAACTCTGGAAGAGCTTATTGCTCTTAAATTAGAATTAACATATAAAAATGTTGGTACACCTTTATATGGTATTCCTTTATATAGAGTACTACTTAGTATTGTACAAGATTCATTATTTAAATTTGCTTTGTCAACAAATCCAAATCTAAATAGAGCAAGGATGTTTTTGGGTATGAATACAAGACAATTTTATGGATATATGAAAAAGTACAGTGTAGAGGAATATATTATTCCAAAGGAGAAAGGAGATGATACTAACTGAAGAGAAACTAAAAGCAATTTTTCCAAAAGCACCACCAGAAAAGATTAAATCTTATGGTCCTGTTTTTGGTAAAGCCTGTGAAGCAATGGGTTTTAACACACCAAAAAGAATTGCTGCCTTATTAGGACAAATTGGTGTTGAGAGTGGCGAATTACGTTATGACAAAGAATTACCATCAGTCTATAACAAAAAAGATCCAAAAGATAAAGCTGAACCTGTTGGCACTCTTTATGAAGGTCGCAAGCTATTAGGCAACACACAACCGGGGGATGGTCCAAAGTTTATTGGTCGCGGAGTCTTGCAGCTAACTGGTCGTGAAAATTACACAGTATACGGTAAAAAATTAGGACTTGACCTAGTGGGTAATCCTGAGTTAGCATGTTCACCAGAAGTATCAGTCAAGATTGCTTGCCAATACTTTAAGGATCGTAAATTAGACGAAGCTGCTGATAAATGGGATCTTGATACAATTACTTTAAAAGTAAATGGTAAAGCAAAACTTCATCACGAACAAAGAGTTGCATACTCAGAAAAAGCACTTAAAATACTAGAATCATAACAAGGGGGCGAACTGGTTTCGACAAGGATAACAAACTAAAGGGTGCAGGAAGTGTGAGTATCACAACACACTATAATTAATGATACAAAACAATAAAAGCCAACGACGACGTTGAGTTTGAATCCTACGCTCTAGCAGCGTAATTCTTGGGCGGCAACTGCCTAGAAACAGAAAGTTGCAAATCGTAAAGTAAAACCTGTAAGTTTTTGTAATACGTGCAGACGTTTCTGCTAATCCTGTGAAAGACCTTTTACTAGAGATTTTTGGACCGGGGTTCGATTCCCCGCGCCTCCACCAACTAAATGCCACAAGGGACTTTACAAGTTAGTTTCCTTGTGGCATAGTTATTTATAGCTCTGGATTCCAAACACGAAGGAGAATAAAATGGAAACAGTAATTCAAATTCAAGGTGAACCTTGGACTAACGTTCGTTATCTTGCTTCATTTGAAGAAGCCGATACTTTTAGAAAAAGCCTCAAAACTCAAGACAAAAGTGGTACTTTACAAGTAAAAGTAAAACGTTGCGGCGGCGATAAACCACTTTATGTTGTTAAAAGCCGCACAGACCCATCGTTAAAAGCTGCTCTAGAAGAAATTGAAGAAAAGATGTTAGTTGTTAAAAAGAGCAAGAAGACAAAGAAATAGGGTGATTCATGTTTGTCAAAAAAACAGGTTTTTATCTGGAAACAAAACCAGTAGTAGCCGATGATGATGACGATTCTAATGAATTAGATCAGATAGAAAATTCTATCTTTTTTTATACTGGCGTTACAAAAAATTCTATTCTTGAACTTAATAAAAAAATTAAATCACTAAATAATGATTTAGGACAAAAAGCAGTTGCATTAGACATTGCAATTCCTGAAATTAAATTACACATAAATAGTCCCGGTGGCTCTTTGCTCGACTGCTTTGCAACAGTAGATTATATTAGAAAAAGTAAAGCTCCAATTCATTCAATCATAGAAGGAAGTGCAGCTAGTGCTGCAACATTGATTAGTGTTGTTGCTCAAAAAAGAACTATCAATAAACATTCTTTTATGCTGATCCACCAGCTATCAAGTGGTATGTGGGGTAAATTTGAAGAAATGAAAGACGATATGCAGAATTGTCAAGTTTTCATGGATACAATTTATAAAATTTATGAAGAACATACAAAAATTCCAAAAAATGTTTTAAAAGATATCTTAAAACGTGATATATTCTTTGATGCTAAAACTTGTCTTAAATACGGTCTTGTAGACCGCATAGGAGAATAAAAATGAAGGTTATGTTAACTGTCTTTGCTTTATTATTTGTTGTAGCTTGCGGAAAGAAATCTGAAGTTGTACAGCCACCAGTAGTATCTGAGCCATCTAAAATTGGACCAGTTGCTTCTGAAGCCGTAGTAACTGTTAGTGGCGTACAATCAACAGTTGTTGTTGAAGCCGCCGATGCCGGAAGTGTAACGCCCACTCCAGCACCACAAACAGTACCAGTTAAATAATTAAAAAGGGCTGGTAAGCTAACGGGAAACTGCTGCCTTTGCACGGCAGATTTGTGGGTTCGATTCCCACCCGGTCCACCAAGTTTCTTGCAAGAACGTACAGGGATGGCATGACGAAATGATGCCACTACACACACACAGGAGTAAGACAATGAGTTCTGGTTATGAAATTAGACATGCACTACTAAACGAAGCAAGAGATCTACTAATGCACGAATGGCACGAAAAATGCAACATTGAACGTGACACTGCTCAGTTTGAGCAACGTCCACCGCGATTGGTGCCATCACCTTCTTTTAGACAAATAAAAGAATTAGCAGTAGAGATGTATGATTTTGTTAAAACAAAAGAATAAAAGTAGCGTTGTTTAAAGAGGGTTGCCGTCCAAAAGACGGCAACCTTTCTTTTTATTCTCACTATTTACTTTAGGAGGATTTAAAATGCCTAAACAAGTAAAAAAAGAGAGTGCAAAAGAAATTATAGCGGATTGGGTTGTTATGGTGGCACTTGTTTTTTGTACTGCCTCAAGTGCATTTTTATTAGTAAGAAATTTACAAACACAAGAATTATCTTGTAAAATAAAAGTAGTAGATGCAATAAGAGAGTTGGTATTATTGGAATGCGAGAAATAAAACCACACGATATTGATTATCATCAAGAATTTCAAAAGCATAATGTTTTCTTTGATGCTATTTATTGCGAGAAGTGTGATTTCTGGCTAGAAGATAAATGTTCTGACCCTAGATGCAACTATTGCCCACAAAGACCAGAAAAACCATCAAAAGCATATTATAATTAATTGGAGTTTTAAATGATAAAAATAAGAATAAGAGAACAAAAAGAACAAAAATGCCCAGATGCTACACAAAATGTAGAATTAAATTTAGAAAACCGTCAACATGCTATTGATGATTATGGTTATGGACCGCCAAATCCTGAAGAGCCTAATGATGAGTTTTGGCAGAAAAAATTAGAAATATGGAAAGAACAAATTTCTACAGTAGAAGAGGCAAAAAAAATGCTCTGTGGCAATTGTGGAGTTTTTAATATTTCTAAAAAAATGAAGGACTGTATAAAAACAGGAATGAGCGGCGGGGAAGAAACCCAAGCTGATGATTATGATATGGTTGTTGAGGATCTTGGATACTGCCAGATGCTTAATTTTAAATGTGCGGCCAGTAGAACTTGCAATGCATGGGTGAGTGGTGGTCCAATTAAATAATATTTGTGAAGTTTGTAAATTGAAAGGTTTCGTCTACGAAAAAAAAGTAGTAGACGAAACTTTTTATTTATGCGAAGATTGCGACTGGTCAACAGAAGATATAGAAATGGCAAATTATTTAGGCGAAGTTTTAATACAAATAATAAAAAGAGATAAAAATGAGTGATTTTAAATTTCCCGGCACAGTAAAAGTAGTAGATGTACAAGACTTACCAGATGGTTCTGCCAAAGTAACTTTTGAAGCAGATGATGAATTTAAAGAAGGTTTCAAAAAACATTATGGATTAAAACGTTGGTCTAATAAAAAGTTTAATTCTTTTCTTCAAGAAGCTATTTCTACTATGGCAAATCTTATAAGAATTGAGAATTCTCTTGATAAAGAAACGAAGAAATTTTTCAAAAATTCCTGAACTTATAGTATTATTTGGAATATTTATAATTTTTGTTTTAATTTTATTTCATATAATGATTATGGCAAAAGCAGTTATCAATTATACTAATCAACCAATCTATAAAGAATCAGTTATGTATCATCGATGCGGTGGGACAAAAAAGCAACCAATGATGTGTGCAACTATTTTAAAAGAAAGAATTGAGGAATAAATGAACAACAACTATCTTTTAGTAATTAGAAATAACGCTGGAGCTTATCTAGAAAAAGTTACAGTTCAGACTAATCTTGAGCAATGTAGAGAAATTTTACAGGTCATGCTTTACGCTAATAAAAATGCAAACCGTGCAGAAATTATAGAAGGCAATCGTGATTATATTGGAGATTTTAGAGTTAAACCAATTGAAAAATTTGGTATAAACTTGCATAGAACTTTAGTGAGGGAAACAGATGAGAACGATAAGAATTAAAAAACATAATAACAACTTAGCAGATCATAAAGAGGATGTAGCAAAAATTCAAGATGCCCTTATAGACAAAGGATTTTATGCTACCAACGAACAATGTGCCGAGTTATGGGAAATATATTCGGAGAACATCTGGGCAGCTGGATGGCTTTCGATGAATAATATTTCTAAAGAAGAAATATATAATTTATTAAAATATTATTTTGAACCGGGACCAGAAAGCTCACTTGACACGAAATATATTTAAAAGTATAGTCACTATATGACCAATACACAAACAGACAACAGAAACATCTCAGATAAGTACAAGTACGACCGCCTTACTAGGTGGACAACAGAATTAATTAAAAAAGATCTCCAGTCTAAAGCCTTCCCTTATGCAGTTGTAATGGAAAACTTTGCTGGAGATTTTAATATTGGTACAGTAATTCGTAATGCGAATGCGTTTAATGCCCGTTGTGTTTACTATTTAGGTAACAAGCACTATGATCGTAGAGGCACTGTCGGTACGCATCACTATACGGATGTAGTACGACTTAAGACCAGAGAAGAACTTATCAAGCTCAAGGAGGAATATACCCTTGTTGGCGTTGAGAACAGTGTTAGCGGTGCTGTCACTTTGGATAAGTTTGAATGGCCTAACAATACTCTTCTTATCATTGGAGAAGAGGGCGTCGGTATTACAGATGAAACGCTTTCCCTTTGTGATCGGTTTGTTTATATTCCTCAATTCGGCAGTGTCAGAAGCCTTAATGCTGGCGTGGCTTCTGGGATTGTTATGAATGATCTAGTAACAAAGATTGGATCAAAAAATGCTATCTCCGCTTGATGATCGGTACTTCCAAAAAGTTCGTGAACTCCATGACTATTTTAGTGAAGATGCGATGCTTAAAATGAAAGCGCGTATTGAGATTGATTACTATCTTGCTCTTTGCGATGAATTACGACTATCAGTAAACGATACTGATCTTCATTGGATCTCGCATATCTGGAATGATATACAGCCATCACATATTAAGGTTATTGAAGAAAAAACAAAACATGATATTAAAGCTATTGAATATTATCTTCGTGAGAGATTTAAACATTTTAATATTCCACACGATCACATGATCCATTTTGGTTTGACCAGTCAGGACATCAATAGCCTTGCAACAAGTACAATGCTTGACCGCTTTAATCAAAGCGAAATGTCAATGTATATGAATGATCTAATCAATTCTATTATGACATTTGCAGAAAAAAATGCTTGTGTGTTCCCCGCCAGAACACACGGTCAGCTTGCCGTCCCAACGCTTTTTGATAAAGAAATGTTTGTTTATACTTCACGTCTACAAGAAGTGTGGTCACAAACAATGGATCATACTTTTAAAGCTAAATTTGGTGGTGCTGTAGGAAATCTATCCGCACACTATATTGCGTATCCAGATCACGATTGGATTAGTTTTGTTAATTTTTATATTCGTAAATATGATATAGATCCAGAAGAATATACTACACAAGTTGCAAATAATAAAACAATCAGTGAATATTTTGATCGTATCCGCATGATCAATAATATTTTAATTGATCTTTGCCGTGATATCTGGATGTATAATTCTTATGGTTATTTTAAACAAACCGTAACAGCTAATGAAGTTGGATCTTCCACGATGCCTCAAAAAGTGAATCCAATTAATTTTGAGAATGCAGAAGGTAATCTTGAATTAGCAAATTGTTTATTGTCTTTTATGTCTGATAAGCTACAAATTTCAAGAATGCAACGTGACCTCACAGATTCAACCGTCATGAGGAACGTAGGTGTTGCTCTAGGCCATTCAGTAGTGGCCTATAAATCGATTATAGAGGGCTTACACAAGCTTTCCGTGAATCTGGAGGTAGTTGATAGTGATCTCTCTAATAAAGGGCTTCTAGCCGAAGCTTATCAGATTTTACTAAAGAAAGAAAATATAAAAGATGGGTACGAACTAATTAAAGACATGCAACGCAAGAATCAAGATGTTGATGATCTTAATGTTTCCGATCTGTTAAAAGAAAAATTAAAATCTGTTACAATTGATTCATATGTTAAACATATGAAGGATCAAACTTAATGTCAAAAAAAATTTACGTCCTAGATACAAATGTTTTACTAAGTGATTTTAACGCAATTTTTGCTTTTAAGGCTAACGATGTAGTTATTCCTCTAAAAGTTTTAGAAGAAATAGATAAACACAAAAAACGTCAAGATGGTGTAGGGGCAAACGCTCGTCAGGTTATTCGTGAATTAGACAAGTTAAGAGAAAAAGGTTCTTTGGTAGGTGGGGCAAAATTAGGTGGACGTAAAGGTAGTTTAAGCGTAAGAGGCTATGGTAACGTTAAGCTTCCTGCCGATATGGATATGCTAGATCCAGATAATCAAATATTAGCAACAGTTTTATCTTGTTTTTCTGATCAAACTAACTCATCTGTTGTTCTTGTTTCACAAGACATTAATGTTCGCGTCAAGGCAGATGCTCTTGGTATTGTTGCAGAAGATTATACAACTAACCAAATAGTTGAAAAAGCAGAAGAGGTTTATACTGGGTTTACTCAACATCTAGTTGATGATGCCATGATAGATCGTTTTTACTCTGGCGAAAAAATGTTTCTAGAAGAAAAAGATATTAAATTACATCCAAACGAATTCGTTATGCTCGTTTCAAATGCAAATGAGAAAAAAACTGCACTATGCAGATTCAAAAACTACAATCATCCGCTCTCTAAGGTTAAAGATTATAAAGAGGGAATTTGGGACGTTCGCGCAAAGAACAAAGAACAGCAATTTGCTTTAGATTTGCTTATGGATCAAGATGTGAAGATTGTTTCTTTGGTTGGTAAAGCTGGTTGCGGTAAAACTTTGATTGCTTTGGCGGCTGCTCTGAAGCAAACTTTAGACGATGGTGTGTATAAAAAGATCATTGTATCACGCCCAGTTCAACCAATGGGTC